GCTAGCTCTCTTTCTACTCACGGGCTCTTCCACTAAGACCTAAGCCCTAATACAGGAATCCCCCACGTCATGACATACCTTTGCACCCCTTGCACCCTTCAACCCGGAGATTTCGTATACACACGGACCTGGGAAGATGACGGATTCAATGCACCTTGTTTTCTGATTAAGCGCTTAGCCGGCGGTTCTAGTGACTGTATCAACTGGTTAGTGCTATTTCAGGGAAGACGCATCATTGTCCCGGAGTTTTACTTGCAGGCATAAGCTCTTTAAGGTGATAAAACCTAAGTCACCCCATACTTAACAGTGCATGCCCAAACAAAAACTCTCCAAAAAGCAAGCTGAGAAAAAGCAACTGCAGACTATTGCCAAGTGCAAGTCTGACTTCTCCTACTTCTGTCGCTATCTAAAGATTGTGACCAAGAACGGAGACCTGGTCCCCCTCAAGCTTAATCCCGCCCAACAGAAGATTATCGATGCCGCCGAGGCGAATCCTCATGTGATGATTCTTAAAGCACGTCAGTTGGGTTCCTCCACTGTCATCGCTGCTTACTTCTTCTGGAAAGCTATACTCACCCCGAACACCCGTATCGCTGTTGTAGCTCATACCGGAGAGGCCGTCAAATCTCTCTATCGAATCTACCAGGGTTTTTATAAGAATCTTCCTAAGTGGTTGCAACTACCTCAGGATAGAGCCAATATCCACGAGATGGTGTTTAAGCACGGTTCTCGTATTAAGATTGGTTCCGCCAAGTCGGAGTCATTCCGTGGTTCCACCTACGATTGCATCCACGCCTCAGAATACGCTTTCTGGTCAGATATATCCACCTCCATTGCCTCACTGTTCCAGACGGCGCAGGGAGATTCCTGCATCATCTTGGAAAGTACACCTAATGGTCTAAATGATGCGTATCGGTTGTGGAATGAGAACATCGAGTTTGAGAAGGTCTTTCTGAGTTGGCTGGATGACCCTGAATACATTTCGGCTCACGCCCCGGATAACCTATCAAGTCGTGAGCGTGAGTACATTAGGTTTCATAACCTGAACAAGAAGCGTGCTGCTTGGGCAGTTAATACTCTCCGCGTACAGTGCGCAAATAACTGGAATACCTTTAACCAAGAGTATCCCGTATCTGTGGAGGTGGCCTTCATCACCTCAGGTGCTCGGGTCTGGGCGGACCACGTCTTCCCGAATGTTAAGTTAAAGGTGGGTGCCTTGCAGCTGCACAAGCCGCAGAAGTATCACGCCTATATTATGGGGGTGGATACAGCCTCAGGTTCTCCGGGTGGTGACTATTCAGCGTTCGCTATCCTGGATGTAACCAACAAGAAGAAGCCCTTCACAGTGGCTAGTTTCTACGATAAGACCCCACCGGCCGAGTTTGCTGCTGTGTGTCTTGCTGCTGCGAAGAAGTATAATGCCTTTGTCGTGGTGGAGAACAACACTTATGGACTGTCTATCTTAGAGCGGCTGGTGGAGGCCGAGTGGCCGCACCTGTTCCGCCGAGTGGCCTACGACCGTATCGCCAACAAGTGGCAAGAGAAACTAGGGTTTAACACAAACCAGAGTACGCGGCCTCTGCTGGTGGCTCGGTTGGAAGAGTTTGTGAACAAGGAATGGTTAACTGCTACATGTCCGAGGATGCAGTTGGAGATGAATACGTTTATCTACAACAACCGAGGGAAGCCGGAACATGATGTCGGTCAGCACGATGATATGTTGTTTGCTCACGCACTCGCCTTAATGGGTCTAGACCAGGTTAATGACTATCGCAATGAAGTTAAGAAAAAGGCTAAGCCGCGGTCCATAGAGGAAATCCTGGAATGGGAGAGAGCCACTGGTTCTATCTATTCAAAAGCTAAGAGCTTCTGGGATGATGAACAAGAAACATGGGAAGACGACATGAATAAGTTTCAGAGGGACTTATATGATGAATAAACAGAAACTTACATGACATTAAACTTTATTATTGCCCGCAAGGGTTGTCATTTTCAATCGAGTCGTTGCCGTTAGCAATCGAGAAAGAGGACAAAATATGAGCGTACTCAAAGATGAGAAGATGGACGCATTCGCTAGCGCCCTAAATGATGCTGGAGAATCTGTGGGAGTTTCAAACACAGAGGAAACGGTAATCGAACAACCAGCACCTGAGGTAGAACAGGACGTACAAACAGACACCGGCGTAAAAGACGCGGATGTTATAACGGAATCGTCCCCCGAACAACAGGATGAAGGTCACGCAGTTCCTTATGGAAGGTTCAAGAGAGTTAATGAACAACGTAAGCAACTACAACAGGAAATCGAAAGCTATCGCGACCGATTCTCTGAGGTAGAGCAGCAGTTGCAATCATTACGCACTCAACAGAGCCAACCGTCACCTCAGCGTCATGAGGTTCCAGCACAGGAAACAGTAGACGATGCATGGTTGGACAGCTTGCTCACAGATGAACAGGAAAGCCAAGCTCCAGACCCTCAGTACCAACAGTTGGCACAGAGACTGGAAAACTTCGAAGTTCGTCAAGCTGAGGTTGACTTGCAAAAAGAGATTCTCGGTGTGCAGAAGGATTACCCCTCTGTTCCTGATGAGGTTCTCTTAAACGCAGTTATTTCAGACCCAGACATCAACGTACGTGACGTAGCAGCTCAGTATAGCAACTTTATTGCTAGTATTGAAGAAGAAGCTATTTCCAAGTATGTTGAAAGAAACGGTAACAAAAGAGCTGTCGCCCCTCGCCCTAAAACTACTTCTGGTGGCTCAACTGCACGCTCCCACGCACGCGGGGCCGACGAGAAGGTAACTCTTTCAAACGCTCGAGATAAGCTTTACGAAGCTATCAAATCGGGCAAAATACAACTTTAACCTTAAAGGATAAATAAAATGGCAGCTTCTATTGCTACTCTCGCTTCTATCCTCAAAGATTTCTATCTTGGACCCATTCAGGAACAGCTGAATAACGAAGTCCTCGCTTTAGACATGTTTGAGAAAGCAAAACTCGACTGGTCTGGCCGTCAGGTCATCATTCCAGTTCACGTCTCTCGTAACGCCGCTGTAGGCGCACGCGCAGAAGGCGGTAACCTCCCCGGTGTTGCTGGTCCTGCCGACCAGCAGGGCTTCGACCGTTTGGTCGTTCAGGCCGCATTCGTTTACGGACGTTTCCAGCTCTCCGGACCTTCAATCTCTTCCGCCGGTTCAGGTGGTGGAAACAGTTTCGCATCTTATGTTGATGCTGAAATGACACGCCTCGTAACAGATGTCAAGAACCTTGAGAATCAAATGTGCTTCTCTGGTGCTGGTACAATCGGTTACATCGTTGATAACCAAGTCATTGGTGCTGGTGGTACAGTTAACTTCGACGGTTCTTTCGCTGAGCTTCAGCGCCTGAATGACATCATCGCTATCGCACCTGCTGCCTCTGTAGCTGTTGAGTTCGGTAATGTCGGTGATACAACTGCCGGCAACGATGCTTATGACCTCGCTACCCTGGCTCCTGGTCCGTTAACTGATACCGTTGAAGGTTTCGATACTGCAAACCGAACACTCACCCTCACCGCTGGTGTTGATTTCACTCTTGGTGGAACTTACGGAACAGCCGTTGGAACAGACAGCAATGCATGGTGGGTTCGATTCACCGGTGGTGCAGCTAACCCGGCACACATTCTAGAACTGGGCAATATCGCTGCAGAAGCAGAAGGTATCTTCCAGAACTTGCACTCCTCAGCTCACTATACAGCTGACCGTACGTCAACTAACGGTGAACGAGCTCTGCAGGCACGTAACGTGTTATCCCCCGCAGGTGTCGGCGCTGCCGGTCGTGCTGCACTAGCTCTTGTAGATATGCAACGAGTCATCGACTCAGTTGGTGAAGATTCTGGTGAAACTCCAGACGTCATCCTCTGCCAAGCTCTTGCACGTCAGGCCTATGTTGGTTTGATGCAGGGTGCTCTTCAGGCACAGGTGGATTCTTCTGGTGCAGGACGTAAGGGTGACGCCGGTTTCGGTGGTCAGCTTTCCTACGCTGGTATTCCAATCCGCGTCTCTCGTCAGTGCCCCCGTGGTTTGATGATTTTCCTCTCTACCAAAACTTGGAAGATGTGTGAACTTCAGAAGCCTGGATTTGCAGACCTTGATGGGTCGGTACTTTCCAGAACTGCAGGAACAGACGAATGGCAAGGTTTCTATAGACACTACTATCAGGTGGTTTCTATGCGTCCGAATGCCAATGGTATCTTGGTGGGTATCGCAGTCTAATAGGTGTTTTAACATCATGGCTGGAGGTCCTTATGGGCCTCCAGTCTTATGTTCCTAGGTCCTAGAAGGGCTGCAGGAGCTAACAGAATAAAGAGAGAGAACATTCGTGATTGACATCCTATGGAAACTACCGCTCGGGTTATTATTCTTATCTGGTGCTTACTACTTGTGGCAGCTTTCTTTAGCAGAGATTAAAACACAGAATGACAATATGGTTGGTGAGGGGAGCAATGTCTCCCCTTTCCAATATTTAGATACGGAGGAAACTTACGATGGCCCGTGAAGGATTATATGACGTAGACGAAGGTGCTAAAAGAGCTAAGCGCGCTGCAGCATTGAAAATAGGTCAAGAGAGAAAAGAGAAGAAGGGCGATAGAAATAAAGCTATCTACTCTGTTCTTGGTGCTCTTGGAGCCGCAGGCGCTGCAGCACTTGCCGTACCCACCGGTGGTATGAGTCTAGCGGCAATACCTGCCATTCTAGGAGCCGCCGGCACAGGTATGGCTCTTGGTGGAGCTGCAGGTGATGCTGCTAAAGGAGACTATGGTTCAATGGTCGGTAATATGGCATCAGCGGCCACTCAAGGTGCAAGCGCAATAAAAGGCGTTCAAGGCCTTAAGGGTGCAGCAGATGCTACTAAAGCAGTTGGTGACATTAGTGGCGGCTTAAAGGCGGTTGAACTAGGTGAGTCACTACCAGCAGCAATGAGAGCTGGTGATATTACTTCTAGACTGACAGATGCAGGCGCTCTTTCCGGCGGTGTGGATTTAGGCGCTGCACCAGACTTTAGTGGACTGACAGGATTATCTTCATAATGAGTAATAAAGAACAGCTGAAAAAGTATCGAGGCTTGATTAACAGCTTTAGGTCTTACCGGACCATGTCTACTCGTATTTGGGATGTGTGCTTGCTTTATGTGCAGGGACGACAACATCTAGAATATGATAGAGATATCGCACGTTACATCACAGCACCTAATCAACCTGGCAGGTTTAGGGTTTCCATTAATCTTATCCTACAGTTTTACAGAACAATCCTCAGCAAACTTCAGATGACTGTTCCTAATATTACCGTTCTGCCCGCTTCACCAAGCACAGAAGACATTATCAAAGCTCGAATGGCTGAGGATGCTTTTAAGTACTACTATCAAGAAGACAACTTCGATGAGAAGGCACAAGACATGCTGCAGTGGTTGTTGACATGTGGAACAGCAGCACTACACACTTACTACGACCCAGATGAGGAACGTATTAGAACTCGCGTCTATAGTCCTTATGATGTTTTCATTGAAAAGGGTGCACAGACCGAGCAACAAAGTAGGTTTATCGCATTACGACAGTTTATAACACGTTCAGAACTTACTGCAACATATCCAGACTTTGCTGAACAAATAGAAATAGCTCCTAGCTCTCAAGTAGATGCATATGATACTGGTAATACCACGTATGCAGAACTAGATGACAGGATAGAGGTATTTGAGATATTTGGTCATGAAGGCGCAACAGGCGTCATGATGGGTGACATAGTTCTATTTGAAGGTGAGTGGGAAGGCCCACACCCAGTTCAGCTCATCAGATACACAGATATCCCTGGTAGATTCTGGGGTGTTGGTCTTATTGAACCAATGGTCGAACTACAAAATCTCTACAATAGAGCACGTGCACAAATCGTGCAAAATGTGGAGTTGATGTCTAATCCTAAGTGGTTGATTCCTAAATCATCAGGTGTTTCATCCGACCAGATTAAAGGCCGACCAGGTGAGAAGATTTTTTATAACGCTGCCGGCGGAACTCCTAAGCAGGTATCAGCTGCTCCTGTTCCCGGTTACGTGTTAGACAATGTTATTAGATTACAATCAGAAATGCAAGATGTTGCAGGTATCCACTCCACATCACTAGGCCGCCGTGCCGTTGGTGTGACAAGCGGTAAAGCTATTGAGGCTTTGGCAACACAAGATGTTTCTCAGTTACAAGTAACGCAAAAGAATATTGAAGGTGCTATTAAGCATCTAGCAGAGCGCGTTCTCACACTTATGAAGGAATACTATCCCGAGAAGAAGATGATGAGAATGATGGACTCCTACGGTCGAGTGATATTCAAGGAACTACGCACCACTAGTTTAACAAAGGACCCAGAAGTCTTTGTTGAAGCAGGTTCATCCTTTATTGAAGAGGCAGGTGCTAAGGATGCTAAGGTTCTTAACTTACTGCAATCACAGCTTATCACTCCTGAAGAAGCTCGTAACGCTCTATCCCATCACACTGGTCTGGACTTCGTTACCAAAGAGACTGCAGATATGTCCCACGCTATGGATATTATCGGTGGTGTTAAAGATGGCAACACAGTTGAGATATACGCTTCAGACAATATTCCAATCTTCATCCAGGTCTTCACAGATTTCATGAGAACTTCTGACTTCTACGACTTAGATGAAGAACAACAGAACTACCTCTCAGATATCCTGGTTGCTATGACAACATTCGGTCAGCCGGCAGGAACTTATGAGCAAGGCCTCTTGAACTTCAAGGTGTTCCCACGCCAAGAGATGGACCCAACAAATGCACTGGATTCAGTTGCTATGCAATCATCGAATGCAGCTCAAGGTCAAACAGCAGGTGATGTAACTGACCTTGCAATCACCTCAGAAGAGATTGGTGTGGCCAGAGCACCTCAACAGATAGCTGGTGAACCTGGTGTTGAGTTTGCGACAACAGAACAGATTATTGCAGGTCAATCCCAAGGAGGCAAATAATGTTCAGCACAGAAGTTAAACAGCTTTTTCTAGAGTTTATCGATGAGACAGACACAACATTCCAGTCTAACGCGTCGACGGACAGTTTTCTAGACCTGGGTTACGAACAGTTCAGAAACTTTGCCATGCAGCATGACCCTAACCTCTTTATAAAAAGAGCAGTCATCGACATGGATGTGGCACAGGATAACAATACTCGAATCGTTGATTTATCCAGTTTTGCTGTTGTTCCCAATACGCCGGCAGGGGTCCCATTCGTGGCACCTCTCATGGGGCCATTGGCTGTCCCCGGTGAAAGACTAGTTAAGTTACGTAGTGCGGCAGCAGTAGATAACAACGGTGCTATCCGGTTCAGGCTTGACCAAGTTAATAGACAAGAAGATTTTTATAACTACACAAACTCAGATAATCCCCAGGTGTGCTTAGAAGGTTTTAACCTCATTACATCTATCAACATAGGTGGAAATCTACAGTTAGAGTATATGGAACAACCTCAGGGTGGCTGGTCAGCCGGTTTCTACCTAGATGACCTTAACGCATTTCATCCTCTTATCGCAATCTATGCAGCACGCTACTACATGATTAAAGATGGCGGAATAGCAGAGCAACTTCAAGTGCAAGGCGCAAAACTTGAAAAGGCTTTTGAGTACTATCTGCAACAAGGACGGACACAAGGTTCTTGGTTTGTTCAATATTAGGAGTTTAGAATGACTGCCACAAGGACGACGTTAAACCCTATATTAAAAGACGACTACGGTGTGAGTATAACATCGGAGCAGTTAGAAAACAGTCCTAAGGGATTAGCAGCACTAAAGCTTTTAGCTAAGAAAAAAGGAAAGAAACGTAATGGCAAGTAAGTTTCCAGAACAAGACATCTTAGTTAAGGGTATTCTTAGCACTGATACAAAGTCAGGCACTGAGTGGATTCAGAATCTTTGGACACCCAATAAGACATTAGAGGTTCGACCAGGCTTCGGCCAGGTTTCACAGATAGACAGTACGCTCTCCCGTTTCAATAACTATGACCCTGCATCGGAAACAGATTCTACAACGCAGCATGTATTAGGCTTCCAAAAAGTTTTAGGTTCCTATGTCATGAAGACAGTGGAAGGTCAAATACAGATTATCTCAGTCTTTAAGACGCTAGGATTATCAACTAGTTCAGATGCGGCAATCAGCTCGTCAGGTTACTCACAGCCACGCCGGATAGCATGCTACGAGGTGGTCATCTATGATGTAGATAACGACCAGAGATGGCATGAGATTCTTCCTACAAGAACATCTAATAAAAACGCTGGTAATCGTTCCCCTAAGTTTTGGCATGCCGGATATGAAACTAATAGCGACAAGGATTGGAATGACACGTTAGTAGGAGAGGGAGATGCCACAGTATCTTTTGTAGAGCTAGATGGCTACCTTTTCTTCGGTTCAAATGATATTCCACTGTTCTGTTATAACCCATCCACATTTAGAAGTCAACTGACACAGCCTACACGTCGCAAACAGGTAACAGTTATAGATGATAATGATAGTTCTTACGAACCTTATGGAGAGACATGCAGCATAGTTCGAGTATCACCATCAGTTAATGATGCTCTAGGACAGGCTTTTGATTTCTTGGACAGTCATGAACTACCTAATCCGACATCGGTTACTGAGTTTCAGGGTCGATTGGCAGTAGGTAGAGATAAAACTGTTAGGTTCTCAGACTTAAACTTTCTATCAGCTTGGAAAACACTAGACTTTATTCAGATTCCATCCTTTAATGATATCACATGTATGACGTCCGTTGGACAGTTTCTTTACATCTTTACTAGTACTGAGACATTCCTCTATCGGTCACCAGCATCAGGAGCATTGCTTTCTGGTGGTGAGATTATAAAGGTATCAGATGAGATTGGTTGCTTTGGTCCCCTTGCGCACTCACGTATTCAAGGTGTCATAGTTTTCGCTGACGCTAGTGGTATTCACACAGTCAACGGTAGCACTATAAAGACATTATCCGGCCCTATTAAGCATATGTTCCAAGGTGGTATCTCCAGTCCTTTGAATAACTACACTACTCAAACAGGGTGGCTCACATACACAAATGACCAACCACGAACATTCTTTGATGTAAGAGATGATGAGGAGTTTGTAACGATAGCTTATGATGAGCTAACAACTTCTCTATTCTGCACAATACCACGATTAAACTTAACAGTCGTCTTTAAGGCATCTTCTGGATTTACATTCTGGAACTTCGAAGACATTGTTACTCCTGACTCTACTGTTAATGCTAAGAGAAATCTTCCCAATCCTCAGGTCCTTGCTTTAGATGGAGAAATCTACCTGGTAGGAGGAATAGAAGATAAGTTATTTAACTCATCAGTTACAGACCCAGCAGCCGGTGGTACTGCAGAGGGCACCGAGGAGGTTCCCGAAGAGCCAGACGACGAAACTGGCGGCGGCGGTGGTGCTCCTGCTCCTCCTCCAACGGCACCAGTAGGTTCACCAGAGGTATGGCTACAGGCTGACAGTATTGACCCGCTTGACCCGGCTTATGTAACTGCAACAAGTGGCATGCTCAAGTGGGATAATGATGGTTCATTAGGTGGCAATGCCGTAGCCATCAACACCTTCGCGCCTCCTCTCTATGTGGCGAATGACCCGGGAACTAATACACCTGGCCTTACGATTGCAGCGCTCCATGAACGGATAGGGTATACCTTTCCAGCGCCTCTAGTGCCGTTCAACCAGGCAACCATCTTTCTTGTTGCCCATCATGATGTCTTTGCAAATCAACCTTTCGGTTTGTCAGGCATTAGATTTAGCCAGACAATACTACCCCAAAACGTACAGTACACTGCGTACACTCAAGCTAGGTTAGGCCTAAACGCATTCGGTGGCTTGAGTGTTGAGCAACAGGTTAACACGGCGGCGTGGTATGGCTCGACATCTAAGAGAGTAGACTCAACACAAAATCAAGAGGATTTGATAACTAATCCGGACCCTTATGCTGTGTATGGATTCCGATTAAATCCGCCGAATCCTGCAACAGATTATGCAACTATAGAAACCCCAGGCTCTGTTTCAACCCTTAGAGGTTCTGGTGCCATCATCTCAGCTGGACATTCTTGTGACCCCGTTTCGGCAACGGCTACATTCCAAACTGCCCCCGGTTCGTATCAAGTCGGGGTGTCGCCTGCTACGGGAACTGGCTTGGGTCTCTTGCCGGACAATGTTAGCACCCTCGACTTACTGTTAGGTGAATCATTTCGAGGCACAGTATTTGAAGTCATCATATATTTGAATCCTTTAAGTGATGCAGACTTCTTGGCAACTCAACAATATCTTACTAACAAGTACAACTTACCATAGGACGTATAATGAATCATTACCTATTAGTTTTTTCAACATCACTTATTCCAAAATATGGAGCATGGGGTCTTTGCACTCAAGATGGCGAGAGTTTATTTGGATGCTTTATAAGTTTGCATTTACCAGATGATGCTATAGTAAAACTCCAAAGCCAGATAACAACTGAAACATTGTCTCCCGTACCTCCGGGTGTAACAGAGATATCGCATTTAGAGTCTTTAGGATACTCAGAGCTAACTCCGGAGGGATTTAATCTTGACTAATGTCTTAGACAAATCATTCTTTATCACAAGACTTCGCAAAGGCGGAGCAATCGATAGAAGTGTCAAAGACGAAGATTACAGAACAGTTCTAGGATATGACTACGAGTTGCGCCAGGCGGTACCCGAGAGCATGCTGATGTACATCACAAAACCGGAGTATGACCCTGATGGAAATCTCATATTGGGAGTATATCTTAATCCCAGCTATCTGCTAGGTCATGCCGCTAGCGTAGGTGTTGACTTAATCCAGTTCAGCTTTGGTTATGACACAACTCATTTTGAACCGCTTATGGACCCAACCAGTGCTACACATCTTGAGATTTTACTACCTTCAGAACGTATTCCTGGAAAGCTAGGATGGTCAGCTTTTAAGAGTTTGAATGGTGCTACAACCGTGCCCAATGCCGCTGGAACAAATATCTGCATACAGTATGATGGTAGTCTACTTGCACCTCAGGCTTGGAATACTGCACCATTTCTTAACCTAATAGCACGCAATAGAAATCCTCTCTGCTTCATTAAACTGACTCCAACTTTCGTACAGCAAGACACCAATAGTTACGGGCTGTTTCATAATCAACTTCTTCCTGAGCAACATGTTCTGAACATTGTTCAGGATAACGGAGGGTCAGAGCCGGTAACACATGACGCCGGACTTATTGCTTGGCAGGAAGCAGTTCGAACCGACTTGGCAGGTGGTTACACTTGGTCAAAAACCCAACCAGGTGAGAGAACCAGAGATGAT